ATAACTATCAACTTCAAGGGAAAGGAAAAAATAAAATGATGATTTCAAATATGACTCTCAAGGAAAAGAATGAACTGCTGACTACTTTGTGGGATGACCCGTCCGTGACGCTTCATGGTGTCAAGGACGGTGTTACGAGTTCGATTGATCGTGATCAGGTTGTTGATGATTATGGAGTGGCTTTGTATGATTCATATCAATTCCTTTTGCCTTATGAAACGGATGACGGTTTGCTTCTGTTTCCTGCTGAAGACTTGGAAGCGTTCGCCCGGACATGGTAACAATAAACCCCTAGGTTATTAACCTAGGGGTTTATTGTATGCCGTTAACTTAGGCGAATACGAGGTACCATGCTGATTTGTCGGCTGGGGCTAGTGCGACATATCTAGTAGCTCCTGACCCGCCTACGTAGTGTGCCCAAATATACCCGTCTGCGATCACACCGCCTTCTGCGAGATTGACGGTTTGTCCGTAGCGGTATTGGGCGACTACCTGTGCTGAGGTGGATGGAGCCGAGCGCACGTTAAGCACGTCAACGTTGACTTTGTAGGTTCGGGGGATGATGATCACGTTATTGTTTGTCGGCGTGGTTGCGGGTGTGTTTGCCGTGCGTGGGTGGAAGTATCCGATGATTCCGTTTTTGTTGATGGTGACGTATCCGGCTTTGTTTGGATTTTGCGACATGGTTTCCAAGGTGCCGTTGCCGTTGTCTCGTATTACGATGGCTACGTGGTTCATTCCATTGCCGTTCCAGAATGCTACGTCACCGTATACCGGCGTATAGTTTCCTGCTTCTCGGGTGAATGTGTTTTGCAATGCTTGGGAGCGGTCATATCGCATGGTGTAGACGCTTGCGGCGTACCCGTCTACGGTGTTGGTGTCGGCTGCTGGAATGCCGTACACGTTGCGGGCGTAGCTGCTCCATAAGTCCCAGCATTGCCCACCATAGGCACCGTCCATGTCCACTACCTGTCCGTTGACGTTGTTCATCCATTCTTGAATGTTCATATCAGTTTTCCTTCTTGTGTTTTGGAGTATTGGTGTTTGCGAATACGCTCATGAATGGTGCGTCTGCCAATTCTGGATTGATTGCGGTAATGTTTTCGAGGATTGATGTGAGTTCGATAAGGCTGATGCCTCCTACGGTGCATACGAATACGCTGACCGGTAGTCCGAGGTCTACGTGTAGGTTGATCATGTCCACGAAATAGGCTACCAAGGTGAGCATGAGATAGGCGAACTTGTGCCATAAGCCTTGTCTCATTTTCTGTGAACTCAATGTGTCGTTAAGTATGGCTTTTGCAATGCCTGTCACATAGTCCACTATGATGAAGAAGACTACTGCGAACACACACCATACGTCCGTTGCCGTCATTGTCATTGATTGTCTTCTTACTTTCCTAGTAATTCTCCGATGATCAAGCCAAAATCGGCTTTTACTTGTGAATCGTCGAACCGTATTTTACCTAGTCTGTAGCCGGTGGTTAACCGTCGTATGATATCGTCTGATTTTTTGACGTACCAAGTGTGTTCGTCAACGTGATTGGGGTCGAGCGTGTAGATGGGGCGAGTGTTGTCTTTTGGTATACGTCGTGAAACATATTGTGAAACATGTCCATCACGTTCGGATATGGAAGTCCAAATACCGAAACGAGCATAATCTGGAGTATCCAAAATGTACGAGAGTTCGCCGTCTGTAGGAATGGGGGCTAGTAGCTTGTCGGATTCGTCGCGGAATTTGTTGCGTATTGCATAGTCGGCATAATCGCCGTCATATTGTTCCAAGAATCTGCCGAACTTTGATTGTGCGACTTTCGCACTGAATCCGCCGTAATCAGCCAATTCCAAACATATGAAACCACCGCAATACAGTTTGTATTGCTGCTGATTGGCTTGCTGTGCGCCAATGTCCAACCGGTATTTTGCAAAATACGGGTTAGCTTTTTGCACGGCGTTGGACAGAAACAGTACTTTTGTTCTATCCTGCCACCTGTCCACCGTGTTGTAGAATTCGGAAAACGAGTTTACCTCATTGCTTAAAAAACGTAGGTTATCAGGGAAGATTTCGTCGAAAATAATCAGATGCACTTTTGGATAGGCTACCGACTTCAACCCACCCGCCTGACTAAGTGCGACGAAGTAGCAGCATGTGCGCCAGTCCTTTTCATCCCATGAGGTTTTATGGATCTGCCCTTTTTCGCCGTTGACGCGAAATTCGTAGGAGGGGAAGAATTCTTGAATGTCCTTGAAAAACGTTTCTTTCCGGTGTTGCTCCACGTCGGTTCGACGTAAATAGATGAATTCGTGGCCGTGTTTGAGGTATTCTTTGATGCCGTATCGTTTGGCGGCGAACGTTTTGCCGAGTCCGCGTGCGCCGATCACGAAATTCCATGAGGCGTTACGGGTGAGCAGATTATGTAAGTCATAGTAATCGTCTTCGGCCAATGTCTGCAATGCCATGCGCTCACCTCCTCAAGAATAATGGGGAGTATGACGTCATGACCACCGTCATACTCCCCATTTGTTTGTGGTACTGGTCGGCTCAAGGGAAGTCATCACATGCCGACAATCATTATTATACCACACGTTTAGAATGCGGGCGGGTTCGATGTTCCATCCCACACAGATAATAGCGAGTACGCTTGATTATATCTGTTTGAGTAAGGCTGGAACGGATACGTGCTGAGAATATTGTTTTTAAGCTGCATGAGATTCGACGCTTTCGGCACTTTCAGAGCGTTCGCGGGTGATTGGTGGTATGCAGTTACCCACAATATCTGCATTTTATCGTCCTGCGGGTATTCCTGCGGGTATCCGGCATAGTCTTCCGCGAACTGTTTGCGCTGTCCCTCATGGGACTCGCTGCGTGCCGCCCATGTTTGGAATGCCGTCGCTTCCGCCTGTGTGAGGTTTCGTGTGAAATCCCCCCCGCTCTCCATTAATGCGGCGATCTGCGGTGCCGTCTCTTTGAATGCCGCGTAGCCGGTCGGGTCTGCCGCCTTCATTGCATTCAAGACTTGCAAACGCCTGCCGAAACTCCATTGGGCAATGCCGATACCTTGCAAGTTGGCCGCTTCCACTGCATCCCACCTCAGCCCAGCTTCCACCGTGCCGACCACGTATAAGGCGTACGAGTTTTCCGCGCTGATCGAACTGGACGGGTGCCCCTGTCCTTGCGAGTCGGACGGTTGATCTTGTGACGCTTTTTCCGAAAAATTATTGGCCGTTGTCCGGTAGAAGATTCGAGTACGTGCCCCGCTATTGTCCGTCTCATGCAAGTAGAGGTTATCGCCCTGCCAATGTATCCACGCCCCCCCACGTGACGTGTCGGGGTTGCCTTGATTGTTATCGCCGGTCGGATTATCCACGTCCGGTTTCGGCATGGTACGGGGATGCAGATAGCCTAACAGTCCAGTGGTGGGGAACCATTTAAGGGCGCTAGCGTCGGGGTTTTGCGTGATGACGTAAATATTGCCGTTTTTCACCCCCTCGTTGCCAGCTACGATCGCCACATGCGTATAAGGGGTGTATGTGCCGTACCCCCATATGGCAACGTCCCCCGCCACCGGCGAATAGCCGTCCGACGGTATCCGTTCGTACACTTGTTCGCACCGTGCGGATACCGGATACGACGTGTACAAGCCGCCCGCATAGCCGGTGGGGGTTATGCAATCCTGTATGGACATGCCGTACATGTCCATGCTGTATTTTGCCCACAAGTCCCAGCATTGCGCCCCATACGCGCCGTCCATATCCCAATACCGGTTTTTCGTCTGATCAATCCATTGAGTGAAAGAAATAACCATATCCCCATTATAGGAGATATGGCTATTATCTGATTTTAGTGGAAGCAACTCATGGAAAAGTCAAAATCGATATAGCCAGCGCCACCGTCGCCCTGTAGCATGTCAATAATACTAAAGCTCTGGCCGTTGAATTTGATTTTCACGTACCCCTCGTTGGATTCTTTGACCGCATACAATGGAATCCATGTTCCAAACCTGCTTGTTGTGTTGACCGTAGCGAATGCGCTAGTATTCCATGCGGTTTTGTTTCCGCGGAATTGGAAATGCACGTTCAAACCGTCAATAAACACACCAAGCGAACCGTCGGCAATACCGGATAGTGTGACGTTGGTATATCGTTCGATTCGTTTTGCTTGTCCGGTTTTAATGCCGAGCGCGAGATATTGCGCGTAAATTCCAGAGCCTTGCGTATTGGGGTGGATATCCGTCATGCCGGAACCCCAAAACAACCCCCATGATGGAGCGTCATATACGACTTTCACTGCGGCATGGCGTCCGCCTTCGGTCATGACCCCGTACTTTTGGGCCTGATCGTAGCTTAGCCATGAATTGTCCCACATCATCGGAATTTGTACGATTTCCGCATGAGGGAACAGCGTTTTCGCAGTGGTGAGCGTGTCGTAAACGATGGGCTCTGTTATGGCGGATACCGAATCATTACGGCCACCACCGATCACTACATATTTCACGGAATCTTTGCTTGCGCCAAGCTCTGCCGACGCCTGCTGAATCTGCTGTTTGAAAGTTTTGCCCTTTGTACCGCCAATGGTGTAACCTGACCCACCAACAGCGTAATTACGACATTCGAGCCCCAAGAGTCCTGCGGCCTTGACGATCATACTGTCCGTAGCCGGATTGTCGGTACGGAAACCCTCGAAATACGAGTCACCAATACCTACAAGCAAGGTCTGTTCGACCGGTTTGAGCGCATACTTTCCATCCGACTCAAGCTTAGTGTATGTGTTATCCCATCGGGTTTTTTTGGCGGCGGCATTATCCACATTGTCCGCACCCAATGCGGCAAGTATCGCGCTGTTGCCATCGGCTTTACCGTCTGCCATGTCCGCCTTGCTGATTGCTGACGTGGCGTCTGTGCTTGCCTTATCCCACTTGGCTTTATTTGCGGTAGCGTGGGCGGTGGTGTCAGCGCCCAGTGCGGTAAGGATACTGCTATTGGAGTTTGCTTTTCCGGTTGCAACAGCAGCGTCGGCTAGCGCTTCGGTGGCGTCCGTACTCGCTTTATCCCACTTGGCCTTACTCGCGGTGGCATTGTCCACCGTGTTGGCTCCAAGCAGTGCTTTGGCCACTTCCTCGTCGTGCGTTTCACGAGACTCCACGGCTTCGATGCGATTGAGATGCGTTTTCAAAGTCGTATCGATGGTGCGCATGGAGCCGTTATATCCGTCTCTCAGATCCGCAGGGTCATTGTCACCATACAAATTTAGGCCGTAATTATCGGTTTTGGTGTATACTGTAGCCATTTTGTTTAGTCCTTTTCGCGAATCTGCGTTTCGAGCTGGGTTAGAATCTGGTCAATCATATGCATGGCATGATTGTAGCCGTCGCGCATATCCATTGGTGTTGCATCATTATAGAGAGGCAACCCCCAATGGCGGGTCGCATCATATGCGGCCACGTCAATGGGAGTTACTTGCGGGTTGTCTGCCATGATGCGTTACTTTCCAGTAGAGGAGACGGAAACAAACGGCAATCCTTCGGCAGTGACCTTCGTATCGTTCAAATCCTTGACCGTGTACTGTCCGCCACCGGTTGCCGGAACTCGATTGAGGAAGTGGTTAAGCGCGGTGCCGAGCGCACCTGCGTTGCCGTTGGCTAATCCTAGGGCGGTGCAGAATGCCTTCAACCCGTCCGGCAGAGATTCCGGCGTTGGAATGGCGTCAATCCTGTCCGACTGGGTTTTCAGCGTCGTATCAAGGATATCCATTGAGCGATTATATTGGCCTTGCAAGTTCGGCGCGTCCGTCGCGTCATACTTTTCAAGATTATAGTTAGTGGTTTTCTGAGTCATTTTACCTCCTATTATTGTTTGTTATTCATGTGTTTTCATGAAATTATTTTGCACAATACCGTTGGCAAGATTTTCAACCGTCAACGCCGTGACCGGCTCCCCATCATCCACATGCACGTCACGCGGGGTGATACGCGGCTCCTCATTATGGAAAATGGTCTTGTTGCCGAGTACGGCAAACTCCAAGCACGTATGCGCAGCCGCCATTGGCACGGATAGTTGAGCCATCTGATTGACACGCGCGCCAAACACAGCCAACTCGCGATACATGTCGCGGTTCGTATTTTTGGAGTCCTCGTATTTACCACTGGTCGGATTGTACGTAAGGTCTGAGTCTTCGTACTGTCCGACCTGCTTTTCGAGATCGTCCAGCGTTTTGTTGATACGCTCGAACTGCTCATTGAAACCGGCTACTAGCTGTTTGATGGCTTCAATGTCCGCGTTTTCGTCCTTGGCGAGATTATCCAACTGCTCCCTGAGCTGGTCTAAGTGCTCGGCCACTTCTTGCACATAACCCAATACGGTCAAGGTATCGCGATACGAAAACGGCTGTACCGTGGCAAAATAGCGTTGCCGTGGGTCGATATCCAAGGGGGCGGCACACATGTTGATTCCGTCCATTAATCCTCCAATCTGTCTCAAGTCAAGTATACTCTAATGACCCAAGTTATAGGCGAGTGATGTGGAATACAATTGTGGAACATTGGTCATGTTATCCCCGCTGCCCCACATGCCCAAAAAGAGATCTTCAAGAGAGGTAATCACCATCATATCAATATTGAGCATGGTATTACGCCAGTCCTGCAAGAGTTGTGATTGTGAACCGCTGGTACCGAGCGTGTGCGACACGCTATTGCCCCTATCCGAGGAGTGCGCGTAATCCGTGTTGCTGGCACTGGTTACGGTGGCCGTACTGTCCTGCTGCGTACTGGTATGCGTATTGCCCAGTGAGTCGGTCTGTGATGCAGATGTGGCGAATTTCCTGAAATCGTCGATACGGGTCTGGGGGAACTCGCTGTTGAACGTCATGCTGGAATTGTCTGCGGTGGTGTCGGACGTGCTGTTAGCCGTGGACTCGTTCGACTGCGTGCCGGACGACTTGCCGCTGGACTCGTTGACGCTAGTCGAATCCATCTCCTGCCGGATATCGGACGTGATAAACGGGTCGAACTTACGTTGAGCAGACACGTACAATTGGTTGAAATAGTCCATCTGTTCGCGCATGGTACGCCCCAAGTAAAAAACGAACATTTGCGGGGTTTCCGAGCTGATCTCTCGTAGTGCGTAGTGGGCTACGATTTTCTCGTTCAATTTCGCCCGATAGTTTTCGTCGAAAATCGGATAATATTGCGAACTTAAATGAAGTTTTTCATCCGTATCAAAACCACGTGCAATCAGATTACCGAGCGTCAGCGTGTAATCGGCCATACTGTCTTTGATGGCGTACATGCTCAAATCCTGCACCATTATTCCTCCTCCTTATTGCCGTCCACATCCAATAGACCACCGCTGGTAGTGTCATTCCACTCGACGCCAATGGGATATCCCGAATCGGCCATTTGCGGCCACAACCGGTTGATCGTATCGCACGCCTGCTGACGTGCCTTGAGATAGCTTAGACGAAACACGTTAGTACGGCTGTTTCCCGCCGTCACCTCACTTTCCAGTAATCGTTCTTTTTTCTCGGTGGTCGAATTGTCAATGCCGAGATAATTTACGAGTTCGTTCCAAATCTGGGTTTTTGTTGTGATGATCTTATCTGCCAAAAACGGGGTGACATTCGGGAACGTCTGGAACATGCCGGTAATATCCGCCGAATCATACGTGTAAATGTAGGGATCTCCGTCCTCACGCGCCTTCAACAGATTTTGGGCGGTCAACTTGTTGGTTTCTGACGTGGCAATAATCAACGGAACGGAAATGTTATCCAAGTTAACGTCCAAAGCGCGGTCTGCAATGGCAAGACGTGTGGCATAATTCCACATGACGTCAATCATGGTGCAACGTAACTGGTTATCCCAAATCGGCACGCACTCCTTTGAGCTGATCTGCGGGTGCGTGTAATTCGTGGCGACCGGCTGAAAACTGGTCGGATTATTGTAATTATTGACCCCGCCAATGTTGCCGGAAGTGACCATAAAACGATTCACCCCCTTACGTTTGTCGGGGAAAAACAGTGCCAAACCGTTTTCAAACAACGTCAACTCCAAATATCGTTCATCAATGTACGGGGGGAGATTCACCCATTTGAATCGGCTTACTGCCAGCATTTCAATCAATTTCATATACTGGTTGATGCGTAATGATTGCCGCATTTCTGGCAGATTCAAATTGCCCCACATGGAGCCTAAAACACTCTGATTATCCCAGTGGGACGCCTTGCGTGCGTTATTGCGTTTACCCATAATCACCGTCCTAAAAAATAATGGAGAGAATCATATGACTCTCTCCATTATATCTAGTATGCGATACCACTGAGCGGCACATTGTCCGCATAATCGGTGACACCGATCTTGTCGGGATCAGTCCACACGGTCACGCCCGACTCGAAAATACCCTTAACCGTCAACCGGTACTCTTCTGGGCAAGTGCTCGACCTCACATACAATTCGTGCAATTTCCAATAGGTGAAATTGCTCATGGCCATAAGATTTTCAGGCAGCTTCATAAACCGTTGCACATAATACCCGTATCGTAACCACACTTCCCCAATGGCGTGCATGGCGGCGGGTGGAATCTGCCGAAACCGCACCATGACGCCGATCAGTCCGTTCGCCAAATTGAACGCGTCACCACCCAACGCGCCCGACGTGGTAGGTGGTACCGTCTGCGTCTGCTGCACCTGCGCGTTGATACCCGCAATAGTGTTTTCGTAATCGCCTTGAGCCGTCGCTTGCGCCAGTTGTTTGTTCATATCCGCGAACTGCATGGCCTGTTGATTGGACAGATTCGTTTGCGCGAGACTGTAAGCGTTGGCCTGTGAGGTGCTGGCATTATTGGTGGTCTGCGTGTTCGCAAGCTGCTGATTGGCCGTGCTCACATTATTGTTATAGGTTTGCTGATTCGTCCATGCTCCAATGGCGGCACCCGCAACCGCTCCGGCCACACCCCCAATATTGCCGGTGACGGCTGAACCCACCGCGTTCGCCACACCACTGCCGATAGTGTTGAGCTGCGCCATCTGATTGCCGAATCCAAGATTCTTCAAGGCCAGATCGGTACCCATTTGCGCTGACTGGTTGCTGATCGCGTTCATGGCGTTACGATTCGACGTGCCCAACCGATTCTGAGCGCTTGCGTACTGGGTGCCAAGCTGGGCTTGCGCGTACGCGTTATTGATGCCCATTTGGGTTTTCTGATACCCCCAGTCGGCAGACTGTTGCGCGTATTGGCGCGTATAGGCACTGTTCGCCAATGCTAAAGCGCTACCATTGTTCACCGCCATAAAGGTTGGAAAATTCGTGATGCCGAAACTGGCGTTGAGCATTTCACCCGTATCGATGGGCAATCCAAGTCCGTTTGGCAATGGCTGACGCTCACCAATATTGCCCGCATGGTATCCTCTTGCGTAAAAATTCAAGCGGGGGGAGGGAGGCGCGTAATTCCATGATTCGCGAATAATCAAGTCATCCGAAGGAATTTGCTCAGGCTCATACGTAATTACGGTGCCGTTCAGACATGAACATTCGATATAGGCGTACGGGGCGGTAAGGAATTTTTTCAAATACCTATACCGTGCTGGGAGTTGGAATGTGTCACGAAAATTCTTAATATCGATAATATCTTCATATCTATCAGAAGAGTTTGCAACATTACCGGTAAGCAGCCAGCACGCGCCCGACCATTGCACATCCTGTCCGAACAGTTTCGGATTTTTGGCGGCATGGTTTTCAAGCATTTTCATTGGAATGGTCGGCACCATGTAGATTCCGCAAATACCTTGTGTGGCCCACGGTTTCGTAGACCCTGCCCCGAAGAATTTAAAAATGTCGGACGTGTTGTCTAAATAGTAGAGTTCCGTACCGTTCATCTGGTTTTCAAACGTACTTCCGGTAGCGCTTTGTACGGTTGGGTTGTCCTTATTCCCGGCGTCAGCTTCCAATTTTACTGTAGTGGCGATGATAATGCCATACGAGTATTCCGAGTTTGACTTAGCGCCCATTAATGGGTGCCATGACTCATTGGTCAGTACGGTACATTTGCCGGTATCGAGTCCTTCGGGCAGATCAAGGTAGGTTTTTCCCCAGTCCTTCCACGCGTTCTCGTTGGCAACCCCCACGTGCCCCCTTTCCACGTAGGCATTACCCAATTGGATATCATGTTGGAAGCTCTGCCATACGTCCAATTGAATATTCAATTGTGTGGTATTCGCGTTCACATAGTCGCACGTCTGGACAAAATAATACCAACTACGGGGAGTGTCGAAATCGTAGTCGTTCGTGGCGATCAGGTAATTGTATTGGCATGCTTGTGCGAACGGCACCGGCAAGCGTACCGGCAATCCGTACTTGCTCATGGTGCAATTCGTAAATTCGATACCGGTTAACCGGTCGAAATACTCTTGCTGGGCTTGCTGGGTCCATTTGACAATATCTCTATACCCCATATCCCACGGCACGTTACACAATTTAAATCGTGTGTTTGGCGTCCATTTTGCGTACGAAAAATTAATGGGCAAGTCGTTGGCGCTCATAAATCCTCCTCAAAATAAAATAGGTGTGGATAAAAGTCTATCCACACCTATTCTAGCGGCTATTGCTTAACCTTTGGCGGCAATGACGACTTGCGTACCGCCTTTCGCGCCTGCAAACTTTGCGACAACATTAACAGTGCTTGCCACCTTACCTGTCAGTACACCGTTAGGGCTGATAGTCGCGTTATTACCGCCAACAGTCCATAGTGCGAGATTGGTTACGTCGGCAGTATTTCCGTCCGTCTTATGGGCAATGGCCTTAAGTGCCGTAGACCCATCGACCTCGATACTTTTATTGCCCCGAATCTCAATGGATGCAATGGCTTCTGTCTTCCATCCGCCCATCCAGCCGCCCACCACTGGCACGGATAGTGCGGCGGAAACGGTCTGGTCGATTTCAGGGTGGGCGGGGTCGATGTAGGTGGCCTGAGCCGTGACCTTGAGGATTTCGGCGGTTTCGTCCAATCCGCAACGGAGGATGCCTCCGTTGTCGATCGAAGTGAATTGTGAGGTTGCGCCTTCGACCTTGTATTCGATGCCGACCGGCTGGAAGCTTGCAGTATCCTTGTTGGCGCTCGTGATCTCAGACTTGACCTGCACCAAGTCGCCACGCGACACGTTTTCCGGCGTGATGGACGGCTGACCGTACTTCATGACGCGCAACGTAAATTCCGGCGTGGAAGTGGTGAGCGTATCCGGCAAGGTTACGGACTCCGAAGAGCCTTCACCCGTCCAAAACAGCACGGCATTGGCAAAAGGATTAGGGGTGATGGAACCGCGATGCTTGTAGAAAATGTTGCGCGTGCCGTCAATCGGATTGACCGGCGAGTTGGTGGTCTCCAGCATCTCGTCCCAGCAGAAAAAGAAGTCTTCCGTGGTAAGCACGGCCTGAACCTTGCCGCCCTGTCCGCCGATACCAAACATGTCTTCCGGAATCGGAATGATGCGATACGGGACGTTAACCTTGTCAATGTTAAATGCAGCGGCGAGAGCTTCAACATTGAGTGCGGCGATCACCTGTGGTGTGGCGAACAGAATGGCCTCACTGTCGCGCCATGGGGTGACCCAGCTCATGGCGTTGTAGCGTGGCATGGCCGACATGGGGGACGCCTTCAATTCGTTGGCGGTCTGCTGGATAAGGCGCAAAAGGTTCTTGGCGTCCGCTTCGGTGGAGTTGGCCTTACCGACGTCGGGGGTGTGAACGCGATAAAAACCGCCCTTACGCGCATATTCGGCGAAGCACTGTGTTTTCATAAGATACATGTCGTTCCTATCGCTGAGGATAGGGGCGTTCATGATCTCGGAAATGTAATCCGACATGCCGGACTTGCCATCAAACGCGGTAAGCAGCGCGTCCTCTGGAATGGTGACCGGATAATAATGATCGAACGTCAGCGGGTGGAATACGGAAGCGGTCGGCAGCGAATAGCGGCCATACACGTCATCACCCAAGTATTCCTTGTTGAAGTTGCGGGTGCGTGCCTTGACTAGACCGACTGCCGCCTGCTCGTACGTGCTGCCGTAGCGCTTCAGGGTTCGTGGGGAGCCGATCAGTTTCAACGGGTCATCCCAGTCCGCGTGCTGAATATACAAGCCGATCAAACGCTGAATCAGGACGCCCGTAAACTCGTCACGAAGATAGGGGAAATTGCGCATGGTGTCCACCGCATTACGGATATTGCCTTGCGTGGCGGACGGGATGCGCACCTGGAACTGCGGTGATGTGGCGTTTCGGACGGCGTTGAAGATCTCAACGTCACCCTTGCCGGCCAATGGTCGGATATTGGACATGTTATTTATTCCTTTCGTTAGTCGAACAGATCTTCGATGGACTCGCTGTCACCGTCACCGTCACCGTCACCGTCATTGTCGGACGGGGTGAGGTCATTGTAGCCGAGCGTGTCCATCATGGCCTTGAGTGCGGCCAATTCCTTTTCAATCGAGTCAAGTCGCGCGCTCACGTCCGGTTCGGACGGTTTCGATTCCGGTTCTTCGGGCTTGACCTCATCATCCACGGTTTCAGTCTGCTTCTCTTCTTCGGTAGGCGGCGGGGTGGTGTTTTCGCCGCTCTCATTGTTCGGGTCTGCCATGCAAGCTCCTATCTATTGGTAATGTTCTCATCAAAATTATATCATGCTGCGGGGGAAATAAAATGACCCTCCAATCACGGAGGGTCTGAATCGTCTTATGTGAGCGCGAGTTGAAAATCGTAGGGCACTACCGCCACGGTAGCAAATCATGGTTGGCGGCGTTTTCAGCCGAGGCAGTCCAACCTATGTCTATCCCAGTCGAAAGTCAACGCTCGAAAGACAAAGCATATTATAACATAACCAATGT